ACAAAGATACATTTAGAGTAGGTCATAACGACTCAGGCGGTGCTTCCCGTTTCTTCTACTGCGCTAAAGCAAGTAAAAAAGAACGAAGGGAAAGCAAGCATCCGACAGTAAAACCGTTAAACCTGATGCGGTACCTAGTAAGGTTAGTGACACCGCCAAACGGAACAGCATTAGACCCATTCGCAGGAAGCGGAACGACTCTCGAAGCAGCAATGTTAGAGGGGTTTTGTTTTGTTGGCATTGAAGAGCAAGCAGAGTACATACCTGATATACAGGCAAGGGTTAAACAGGCACAGGCACAGAGTCAACAAAGTTTATTTGGATAGTGGAGGGTGAATAAGTGGATAAGTGGCTCAGTAAGAGGGACCTGAGATACGCAGTCCAAAGAAACCACGACATGAGAGGGGGAGTAACCTGATGGCATTCTTTTCACAGGCGAACCTGGAGGCCGTCGGTGGCCGGGATAAAATACGGCTCTGTCCCCGGTGCGGGCTGAGTCTGGAGTACATAGCCGGGCGGGGGTACTGTTGCCCGAAAGGGCACGGGTGTTGGTGGCCGCAGGGAGAGCAGAAGATTATCCGGGAGCCTCCAGATGCAGTGTATGCAGGCGGGGCGATTGAACCCAAGGGGGTGAGCAAGGGTAGGAAGCGGAAGAAGAATAGAAAAGAAAAATGGATTAGTGATTATATAGAGACTTGACAACCATACTTGACTTGATTACAATAATGTTGTAGCTGTTTGCCTACAGGCAGGCAGCTGTTTTTATTTGAGACCGGGAAACCCATGACTCCACGTCATGGCGCCCGGCTTTTTTTATTGCCCTTTTTTCAGGGGAATATGTGCATGTGTATGTATGTGTATATGTTATATATAACTATATATCTAGTTATATATAACTAATATATATAGACATTATATAAGGTGATATATATGGCTAAACCATGGGCAATACAATTCTATAAGAGTAGAGTATGGTTAGACTGTAGAGCCGCATACATCCAATCGGTATTCGGATTGTGCGAACGATGCCAGCAGCCAGGGCTAATAGTCCATCATAAGGTGCAGCTGACGCCAGCCAACATTGGTGACCCGAACGTCACGCTGGCCTGGGACAACCTGGAGTACTTATGCCAGGAGTGCCACAACCGTGAACACGGAGGCGCCAGTACAGCAGAGGGATTGGTTTTTGATATTAATGGGGATTTAGTGGAGGCGTAATTAAATTTCATAGGAAATAGGGTCTGCAGCCCGACAAGAGGGGGAACTCCGCCCCTCTTTTCCTATGCCTAAAAATGGAGAACGCTAGGAGGGCGTTATTGTGACAGAAGAACAAAAACTAATGATAACTGGGTTGCGTAACAATGGTATTGGCTATCAAACAATAGCCAATCAGTTAAATATTAGCAGGGATCAAGTTAGGTACTATTGCAAGCGTAATGGCCTTACAGGAAACAAAGGCTCTAATAAGTTGCATAAAGACAGGGAATTGAATTTTATAAAAAGCCTCAAAAGCAACAACATTGATTATGAGTATCTCGGTGGGTATGAAAACAATATTAGCAGTGTAACGCTTAGATGTAAAAGATGTGGTGAGGTAGTTGTTATGAACGCCTCATTTGTTAGGAAAAACAGAACATATCAAAGACATGAATGTTGTACTGCTAAAACTAAATTAATTAACAGTTTAACTAAAGTACTATCTAATCGTTGCAAACAATTAATGCGTGAGCAGGCTAATAAGCAAAGAGAATTATTATTAAATAAAGTTTGCATCGAGTGTGGTACGGAATTTAAAGCGAATACTTTAAGGCGAATATACTGTTCTGATCAATGCAGCAATAAAAGGCAAAACCGTATTCATGAATTAAAAAGAAACAAGAGGCTAAAGCAAAACGGCAAGATAGATTATTCAATTACCTTAACTAAATTAATTAAGAGAGATAAAGGTAAGTGCGCTATATGCGGTAAGAGAGTAGATATTAAAGCTGATCCTAATAGCGATATGTATCCGTCTATTGACCATGTGTTTCCTGTGAGTAAAGGTGGAACACATACTTGGGATAATGTTCAACTCGCACATCGTGGATGTAATTTTGACAAGAGTGATAAGGTGTTAATCGAAGAAGCTAATGGTCAACTGCGGTTATGTTTATAAGGCACACCCCCCCACCTGGGTATTATTGGCAAAATTTACCTAGACCGGTGGGGGAACCTTCGAGAACCCCGGAACGAAAAATCGAACGAGGGGGGTACCGAATTGAGGTGAGAACATGGAAAAAAAAGAAAAAGCGAAGATAAAAAAGACTGAGCTGACCAAGCTCACCAACATATTAAAGAACCTGCCACCTGATAAGCGTAAGCTGGCCGAGGGGATGAAGAAACAGGCCGCTTTTATGTATGCTACCCTGGCCGAGCTCCAGGAGACTCTGAACGAGGACGGAGCGGTGGAGTTATTTGAGCAGGGAGCCCAAAAAATGCTCCGGGAACATCCGGCCGCTAAAACATATAACGCTATGGTTAAAAATTATAACTCAACTATGAAACAATTATTCGACCTGCTGCCTGACGATAAGGGGAAGGATCCAGCTGATGAGCTTATGGACTTCGTGAAAAAGAAGGCCAGGAAATGAGCCGGGTAAAACCTAAAACCTACATTGAGGAATACTGGCAGCAGATACAATCCGGTCAGGTGGTAGCCTGTAAGCGGCTGACCCAGCAATACCAAAAAATAATAGACGAATTAGAACACCCGCGCGATCCGTGGGTGTTTGACATTGAAAAAGCTACCCAGCCGATTGAGTTTATTGAGAGATTTTGCAAGCACAGTAAAGGCAAGTGGGTCGGCAAGCCGGTCAAGTTGGAGCTATTTCAGAAGGCTAAAATCCAAGCTGTTTATGGATTCGTGCATAAAGATACCGGGCTGCGTAGATGCCGCGAAGTACTCACCTGTGTTGGCAGGAAGAATGGTAAGAGTACCGAGAAGGCCGCTACCGGCAACTATATGTTGGTGGGCGATGGGGAAGGCGGTGCGGAGGTTTATTCAGTCGCTAAAGATAAGTGGCGACTTAAAACTGGGCAAAATCGGTGAAGGCTAAACTTAATATATAGAAACAAATAAATCAATATATTAAGCATGCTAATACCGAGGTAAATTAAGGAACTAAAGAACCTTAATCACCGTAACGCGTAGAAACTGAAACTATTTACTTGAATAAATCGGGGGCTCGTGGTACAATTACTATGAGGCGATTAAAATGAACGGTAAAATTTACGGGATTAAAAACAATAAAAGCGATAAGTTATATATAGGTCAAACGACATTAGAATTGAAAGACAGGTTTGCTAGACATACGGCAAACAATCAAACTAATAAAAACACCATAATATCCAAAGCGATAAAATCTATCGGGAAAGAAAACTTTGAAATCTTTTTGATACAAGACGGATACAAAACCACAAAAGAGCTAAATGAAGCGGAAGAATTTTTTATTAATAAATTCAATACTATAAATCCGAATGGTTATAACTTGTGTCCGGGTGGTCAAAAATGGCGAAGAAAACCTAACATATCAGAAGAAGAGTTGCAACAAGCAATTAGCGAGTATAACACCGGTTGTAGTTTACGCGAGTTAGCGGAAAAGTACAAAACTGATAGAAGGTATTTGTCTAAAAAAATAAAGGAATATGGTTTTGAGGTAAGACCAAGAAGTAATAAACTCCCCGATAGGAGTTCTAAAATCACTAAGGATATGATGATTGACTTATATATAAACAAGAGAATGAAAATGAAAGATATCGCTGAATTGTTAAACGTAAATGTAAAAACCGTTAACTTAGCCAAAAGAAGATATAATTTAAGTAGATAGACTATAACGTTTCCAAGAGTGCCCAGCAACCAATAAAGGTTGTTTTTTATTGGTTGAAAATGTACGCTAAACTGGGTTGGAATTGACCAACTAATGAAAATGAGGGAAACCTCCAGAGCATAGGATAAAAAGCCTATGGGTAATAACAAATTGACAAAAAAAGACCAGGCCCGGATCGTATTTTCAGAAGCCGTAAATATGATCAGTCAATCACCGGCGCTTAGCAAACATGTTAAAAAGCGAAAGTCTGACTTGTATTTCCCGGTCACATTTAGCAAGTTTGAGCCACTGGCCAGTGACAGTAATAGTCTGGATGGCCTCAATACTCATAACTGTATCATGGACGAGCTGCACGCAATTAAAAATCGTAACTTGTACGACGTAATGAAGCAGTCCATGGCCGCCAGAGAGCAGCCGCTTCTGGATATGATCACCACTGCCGGATTCGTCCGGGAGTGCATCTTTGACGATATTTACGATTACGCCTGCAAGGTATTGGATGGGGTGATTAATGATGATAGGTTCCTGGCGTTCATATATGAGTTAGACGACCGGTCTGAGTGGACAGACTTCCGCATGTGGGAGAAGGCTAACCCCGGTCTGGGCACTATAAAATCTTACGAGGAACTGGCAGCAAACGTCGAGCGGGCCAAGCATGATCCGAACTTCTTACCTACCGTACTAACCAAGGACTTTAACATCCGTGAGACTACAGCCGATAAATGGCTGACCTTCGAGCAGGCCAATAACGAGGAGACGTTTGATATTGAGGAACTGCGCGACTATTACGGCGTTGGGGGCGTTGATCTCTCAGCAACAACCGACCTAACGTATGCCTGTATTCTGGTTATGAAGCCGGGCAGTGATAAAAAATATATAATCGGCCAGGCGTTCATGCCCGGGGAAACCATTGAACAACGATCAAAAGAGGATAAAGTACCTTATGATATTTGGGCACAGCGGGGATTAATTACCTTATGCCCAGGCAACAAAGTTGACTACCGGTATGTGACTGAGTGGTTCCGGCAAATGAAAGACGAATACGGCATAATCGGTTACTGGACAGGTTATGACTCTTGGAACAGCCCGGCCTGGGTTGAGGACATGGAGAATAGATTGGGGTACAAAAACAAAAACAACCTGCTACCGGTCATTATGGGAGCCAGAACATTAAGTGCACCCATGAAGTTGCTGGGAGCCGACCTAAGCAGTAAAGATATTGTTTACGATAACAACCCGCTTATGAAATGGGCCTTGACCAACGTAGCAATCGAGGTAGATAAAAACGAAAACATAAGGCCCATCAAAGGTAAGCATCAGCGCCAGCGCATAGACCCAGCGGT